AAGATTTTAAAATTGTTACTTTCTTTCCAATAATTTTTTCTACATCGTGTATAAATCTCAGACTGTCTGGGTGCTGATCAGCGATATCTATATATATCCATTCGTCAACATCCTTTTCCAAATATCCAGCAACAAAACTAGAGATTCCTGCTGATAACCAGCACACTTTGTATTTTTGCATAACACCACGCTACAAATGCATGTATCGTGGATCATAATTCGTTTGCTATCAATTGCGTGTGCAGCGTTTCCACTGCACACCTTTTCAGCCACGGTGTTTAAATTTTCTGATACGCCACCACGGATCACTGCGCATCAACCCGGTTTACCGGGCATTCGTTATTCCTTTCTTCTTATATCTGTAATCAGTACATCATCTGTGTATATTAAGATACCATCTGTGTCTATCGGGACGCCATTTACGTCTGTCGGCTCAACAAATACTGCGCCATCTGCAACAACAATTTTATTTTTGCAACAGGGGCACATTACGCATTTATTGTAGTAACTTTTGTGTTCGCAGGAGACTAGTTTGTTAAAAAACACATCAGCTTCTCCGTAACTTAGATTTGCATTGCATTCAGGGCAAGTTATTACGTTTTCTGCTTCAACAATCCTGACCATCTGTCTCCTTTCTCAAGCGCTTTTTCTGGCGGTAAACCTTTGATTCTATTATTCTTTCAACGAAATCTCTGCCACCAAAAATCATGATGATTTGAGTCAACATGATAATAACGTCAGCAGTTTCTTCAAGAATATCTGCTCTGGCTTTTGCCAAGTCTGTGTCAGGCGTTGGATTTACATTTCCACCCTCCAGCTGAATTGTCTTGCGGCGATGTTTAAGCAGTGCTTTTATCAGCTCGCTCATTTCTTCGATCGCCTGGTCAATTTGTTTATCCGCTCCGTAAGTATCAATACATTCCTGTAGTACTTCTGGATATGCCGTTGTTGGCAATCCTGTTGTTTCGTATATTTTTAAGCGTTCTCGGTTTTCTGCCATTCCAACAAGTGCCATATAAAAAGTGGCGATAAAGCTATCAATATCTTCCTCAAGCTTAAATTGCGAATCGTCATACATTTTGTCACTAAATGCTTCATCATTCATCGTTGATGCCTCAGAATCGCCATATGCTTTGTTAAGATTCCGTGCAAGCTCCATAAGTGGAATTTCGCGTTCAAAATCCCTGTACCATACTTCACCATCTTTTATAAATACACAATTGTGTATCAATGCTAAGCTGCCTGACGGATTATCAAAAATTGTTTTAACCATATTTTTACACCTCTCTAGCCTTAATTAGTTTTCCTGCCAAGTTGTAATCGTATCCAGAATTTTCTTCTTTTCTGTTCATGTAGTCGCAGAACTCCTGACATTCTTCTTTTGTTGTGAAGAATGTATGCCACAAGCTTTTTTCTAATTCTTTGAAATCTTTGTTGTGATCCACTATTACATATGCACTACGACCAATTGTGTCGAAATACCCATCTGCAATTTCTTTGTACCAGCCCGTAATCTCTCCACCAGTATCACTAAGCATATATAGCAGATTTTCTTTCGGCTGATATATTTTCTTGCGTTCTCCGCATTTGCAATCATCGTATACCACGTTTCCAGATGGTAATGCCACTTTGACTTTTCTGTCCTTATCGCATTTGTTACATTTCTTTTTGTACTGGTAGTCCCATTTTACTGACCACGTAACAACCTTAAATTGTTCCATTAACGCTTTCAGCCTAGCTCGTGCAGCTTTGGCTCCAGCCTTTTTCATTGCACTTTTGTACTCTGCTTTCCTTCTATCATAATCTTCCTTTATAGATTCAAAATCTTCCTTGATGCCCTGCAATTTTTTGTTTTCCTCACGCAGCTTTTCAAGTTCGTCCTTAACTTCCTTTTTTACAGATTTCCGAAGCTCGTTTTTAAGTTCTTCGATTTTTGCGTCAAACTCGCTCGGTCCGAAATAATCTTCATCATCCATGTAATACATATTATTTGGCCTCCTTTACAAGCTCTAATACTGCACTACTTTTAATTCCGCGTTCATATTTGCTCCTCCCAGTAAAAACTCTGTCCGCATTGATCACAAGATTTTGTTGCGTTTGGAACGCACGCAATGCGATAACTGCAAGATTTACATTTGTAAACTCTATTTTCTATAATCTTGATTGGCTTCACTGATACCAGCTTATTAACTGCATTACTCGCAATCCTAAAAGCAGCTTCATTCTTGAAATGCTTCATTGCATCTTCCTTCAAGCCAGTTTTCCAACATTCTTTTCCCAATTTGCTTTCTGCAGCGATGCTTTCTTGTAAGATGCCAAGTACTTCGTCAGAATCCATCTCAAATTTAATTTGTTCAGCCATTTTCCCATTCCTCCTTATACGCTAAAGCAGATCACTGACATCTGCTTTTTAATTACCTTGATAGCCGTTTTAAGTGCGCGTTCATTTCTAAAATGTTCCATTGCCTCGTCCTGTAGCCCACAATTTTGAAATTTGATTGCAATTTTCTCTTCTGCTTTGCTGAGTCCCTTCAATGCGTAAATCGCCTCATCTAAATCCACGGTAATTCTTATTTGTTCACTCATTTTCTTTCTATTATTTGGCCTCCTCCCAGTCAATCTTCTGCCCACAATCTGAGCAATATGACAATTTCTTCGCAATGCTTATGCCGCTCCATACTGTCTTTCCGCAGCACGGGCATTCCCACAACTCGCAGTGGCTTTCTATCCATGCGTGCGGTTGATCACCTCTATTTTCATGGATGATAGACTTGTGAGTTGCTTTAACTGGTGGCTGCGGAAGCTGCTTCTTTAAGCATTCTACTGCTGTTTCGTAAGCAGTTTTTTCTCTTCCAATCCTCAAACTTGTCTGCATATCGCAGTTACAAACTCGATGCTTCATGCATTCCAATTCATGGTTAAAATAATCAATAGACTCCTTGACGTGTTGATTGTACTTATTCATCTTTTAAATATTTCCTCCTTATGCGAATTTGAGCTGTCCAGTTTCTTCTTCTCTAACCTTCATGTTTGGCATTCTCTGTCGCAAACACATCTCCGGGAGATTTGCTCTTACCAGTGCTGCAGGAATTGGTGGACACACCGCATTTCCGCACCTCTTAACTTGCTCTGACCGAGGATATGATTTGCCAGAGTAATCATGGTCAATGATATAATCATCGGGGAATCCCTGACATCCATATAACTCACGCGGTTCTAACATTCGAAGTCCTATGTCTACGATTTGGTAATCTACACCTTTGATTGTGACAAGTCCAAATCTATCGTGTGTTGTTACAGTGTCTAGGGGCTGTTTAATATTCTGACCATCATTGCTGCCATAATATTTAATCAAGAAAACTCTGACTTCTCCAAAATGACCAGCTGACGTTGTTACAGTATGTAGTGGCTCTCGCTCATCCTGCCCGATACCAGTCTTGTAGAATTTGCTCAAGAAAGATGTTACAAGTCCATATCTGTTTGAACCATCTACAGTCATTATTGGTTCGCTGATGCCCTGACCACGAATACTGTCATTTTCATATGAATGATACTGAGTCAAGATCGGAGCTACCAGGAAATTCTTGTCCTTTGCAACAATAGTATGCAAAGGCTTTTCTACACTGTATGCTCTTGGGCTTTTTTGATTTTTAGATTCACCATATCCGATTTCAACAATGAATGGATCAGCATTATCAACAACAAATTTCTGAATGCCTCGTGCAATCCGCTGCATTGTTTTTGGAGCTAATGGTCTGACTGCACGAACACCATACTTCTTTTTAATCTCTTCCGATGTGTCAAAAATACTTGGACACGGAATTGAAAAGTCTAATTGTGTGTATGCCCCTACATATGGCTTTAAAATACCCTTTTTAACCGCTTCACTATCTAATGGAGCATGTGTAGGCTCAGGCCATAATATTGGCTTATTATCGCATCTGGCAATTAAGAAGAATCTTTTACGCATTGTAGGCGCACCGTAATCAGCTGCGACTAGTTCACGAAACTCTACAGTATATCCTAAATCTGTAAGTTGCTTGGTAAAACGTTTGAACGTTTCTCCTGACCTTGATTTTATAGGGTGATGCCGTCTATTAAGCGGCCCCCATGTTTTAAATTCCTCGACATTCTCAAGCATTATCACTCTAGGTCTAACTAGTCCAGCCCACCTGCAAGCCACCCAAGCAAGGCCGCGGATGAATTTATCCTTCGGCTTTCCGCCTTTAGCCTTGCTAAAATGCTTGCAGTCCGGTGAAAACCATGCAAGCCCGACTGAGTGTCCGTCACAAGCCTTTACTGGATCTACCTGCCAAACGTCCTCACAATAATGTTTTGTAGTTGGATGGTTAGTTCGATGCATTCTGATAGCTTCTGGATCATGGTTGATTGCAATATCAACACTTACCCCTGTTGCCATCTCTATTCCTGTTGAAGCTCCGCCACCACCTGCAAAGTTGTCTACCACTAATTCGCCGTTTATCATAGTCTCTCCTGTCAACATGTGAGTATCTGCATTTTTCTTTTGGCTTTTTACAACTCGTTCCTATAAAAAATCAATAACGTTATAAAAGAATCAAAACCCACAAAAGTATCAGCGAGATAATCCACAATGCTCCAAATAATGTTCTAGTCCTTTTGGGTCCTATGTAGTGCAGAAGCATAGCTAAAAGCATAACCACACATAAAACACCCTTAATTATTTGCATAATATTCAGCTCCTCTCATTCTTTACGTTTTACAAAGGATTCGCATTCTGTATTCAGTAAGCATCCGTAATTACGACCTATGGTATAGCTCGGTATCTCGTATCCATTCTCGCAAACGCGACAATATCCGCCGCATTTATACTTGCTATTTACAGCTTTTTCTGCTTTAAGCTGATCCAGTTTATCTTCAAGATTTACCTTTGCATTTTTAAGTTCTGTGTTCTTCCTGATTAGGCTATCGTATTTATTTTGGCTCATTATTTTGAACATTCGTGCCACCTCACCCCATAATATTTAAAACTATGATTGCTATGTTGCACAGCAGTATAACGATAAGCGCTAAAATATTCACAATTTTGGCAGTTTCTCCGTACTTTAACGGAGATTTGTATGCAGCTCTAGCCATTATGAGTTGAACTGCAAGAAATACAAACTCAATGCATAAGATAATATGCTTAATACTCATTTATTACTCCCTTCTGATACCTTATTATCATTTTCTTGTGCATCCTTGAAGAATGACTCAATATCAAACCACTTATCATTGATTATATTTCCAATAATTTTTAATCTTCTATCTCCAGTTACTGCGGTTCGTATATATCTTCCCTCTAAATCACTCAACTTTGTAACTCCGACTGTATCCATTATTCTAGCAATGGATTCCATTCCTGGGCCAGAGCCACTAAATTCTTTTGCACCCAGATAAGCATGTCCGAGACTATATCCGCCAAAAACACATCCACAACCTGCACCTTCAACAACGACATCAAACGATATGCAACCGTGATTTTCCATTGTTAACTCTGCGCCTTTGATTTGTGCGTTTCGGATATCGTATCCTTCTTCGATAAGCTTTTTCTCTGTCCAGATTTTCATGTGTTCTCTCCTTCCCCACTTAGATACTTATTTCAAGGAAGTTAGCTGCCGCAGCAACTAACCCCCACAGCGCTTTTTATAATTCTTTGATCATCTTATCCAATTCCTCATCAGAAAAATTCTCCAGTGCAGCTTCTTCTCGTCTAGCCTTAATAGCCAACAGCTTCTGCTTCATCTCTTTATTAGTCTTCTCATTTTCCCTGATTTTCTGTTCTTCTAGCTTCGCAGAAACAATGTATCGAACAATTGCAATCTTATCGGAAAGCTCTTCATCTTCTTTTGTCTTTAGCTTCAGCAGACTTTCTTCCGATGCCTTCTTAATTTCTGCATTCAAGGTCTTGAAGACTGAATCTAAATCAGCCAAGCGAAGATCCCATAAATCCTCAATAGTTATCTGTCCACGATACGGGAAACGGTACTTACATCTTGTCGCTAA